TGCCCCACGTTTAGAAGGGGTTGCATTAAGTTTTACTTTATTTAAGTAATCTACTATGATAATACTAATATCCATACCTGCTTTCATTTTCTTATCTAAATCAGCATGAATTTTACTAATAGTTAGATTAGGATCATAAACTACATCTAGTTGTTGGGTAGGGATAAGTTCACAACTTGAAGTAAGTTTACTATGAAATTTCTCAAAGTTTCTATGAGATTTGTATAGGTTTAGTACTATTTCGCTGTCAGCAAATCTACTTGCCCACCAGTCTGCTACTTTTTCCCACTCTGTAACATTAAGATTTCTCATACGCATACGAGTGGCATCCACTCCTGTTGCTATAGAACACATACGTCTAAGTACTGCACGTTTATCCATTTCTGTAGAATAAGTAATAGAAGATTTACCTTCATTGAACTTATTAACAGCAATATTAGCACAAGTAACAGATTTCCCTGACCCACGGTATCCACCAATAAGAATCAGATCTCGGGGGGTATACTGATGCAAATGGTCGAATTCTTCGTTGATACCTAAGGTCAGGTACTTTCCATATTCTTCTTCTGACTCAAACAAATTGATCTTTTGCATAGTTTCCTGGGCATCTTCTAGATCAATTTTATCTTCTACGTCTATAACTATCTGGTATAGATGAGCTAAGGACTCTTCTGCGCTTTCAAAAGCTACAGAGTTATCTACATAATCTTCTAAATCAGTTAGGATTTCTTTTTGTGTATATTCATTGATTAGGTACTGTAATAACATGTATGGGTCTGAATCCACTTCCACAGACTCAATTGCATATAGTTTTTCTTTTGTAGTTACATCTCGAATCTCAAACTTTAAATCTTCAAATGAAGGAAGTTCGTGAAAGTCACTACAGTGTTTATCAATAATTAGGAATAGTTTATGGTATTCGGAAGGGAGATAATCTTGACGCACAGAAGCCCAGGTATCGAAGTCCTGTAGCATAAGTATCTGTTTTAATCACGCACTAGCCAGATTCAATGATGTTCCCCCGAACATGAGTAAATAGGCTATACCCGTTAGGTATAGCCCAACTCCTTCTACCTAAGGTAGATGAAATAATTGCCCCCGCCCTCTCAAGGTGCGCTTAGGGGTAAGCGTGAGAGGGTCGGAGGTCTTTAGTGAGTGCGACTCACGTTTGTGCTAATTACTCAGCAGCTTTTGCTTTCCGTGCAGCACCGTCATAGTCTTTAGCAACTAATCCACGGCGAGTAAGCATGGTTTTAACACCACGTTCAGTCTTAGTGATTTTTTCTGCAATCTCTGCAACTGTAAATCCAGAAACGTCACCAAGATCCGCAAGGGGGTCAGTGCGGGTAGCGCCTTTAGTGTGTTCTTGACGTGGGATAGCATCAATTTCGCCAGCACGAAGCAGACTAAGTGATTTACCACGAACACTGTTGATTTCTTTGCCCATTGCTTCTGCAATAGCTTCTACAAATGCACCTTCTTTTACCATCTTAACAAAAATTACTTCTTGCTCAGGGGTGTAGGTACGTACAGTTTCAGGTTTAGGAGCGCGTGCAACATGCTCAGTAAGTTCCATAGAAAGAACTTTGCCTTGAATCTGTTTAGGGGTGAATTTGCCTTCAGCGAAGACTTTAGCAATTTGTGCGTAATTATAGTCTCCACTATTATCAGTTACAAAAGCTGCAAGAGTTGTTGCTTCTTCATCTGAAAATGCGCGGTGCGCACGAGCTGATGCAAGTTCTACTTCGTAGTCCATTTTACGAAGCTTGCTAGAGATTGAGCGAGTGCTACATTCTAGTTCTTCAGCAGCAGAAGCTACAGTTTCCTGCGATACAGGGCTTTCATCTGCTACAAACTCTACGAGTGTTTCGGTACGTTCGTCTGTCCATTTAGGTTGTGTCATTTATTTATTCTCCAATAAATTCTAATAGATTTGTTACTATTGTTATGCCGCGTTGTGCGGCGGTTTTAGTTTTAGCGGATTCGACACCGCCTTCATTAACAAGAATGGTTACATCCTTGGTTAGACTAGACTTAACTATATATCCTAATTTCTCTAATACTTTAGTTGCTTCAGCTTTTGTTTTATAACTCTTTAATCGTCCGGAGATACACACGACTCCGCTGTTTCCGGATAATCTAGGTTTCTCGAATTTGAAGCTGAAAGGCAGTTCTTCTATTAAAAGAAGGTTATCTTCTATTCACAAACAACAGCTAACTTACCTGATGCTGACTTCCCTACTAAGGGTATACTGAACGCGGGGAGTAAGCGATTAAGGCTTACTTTCATCGAGTTCCCGATTTCGGCAAATAGCTTTGCAGCTAACTTTGTCGAATCTAATGCCTCAGCCATGTCTTGTTGACTATAGGCGTAAATTTCTGGTAAATATGTTATTTCTAGCTTTCGTATAGCCACCGGGCCTAAACCCTTGATTTTTAATGACCTTGAAAAATGCTCAACTTTTTTACTACTTTGAGCCGGACATAATACATTCCTGCAGTAAAGTAAATGGTTAACCCAAACTAGCTCAGTATTACAGCTAGGGCAATGAGTTGGCGGTAAAATTGTTATCACTTAATTTCCTTTTTTCAGTATATATATTATACGGTAGTTTGGGGTAAAAGTCAAGAATTATTTTTTGATAGGCTAAAAAGTGCTAATCACTTTAGGCCTAAAAATTTCTAAGTCCTCTAGAGCTTCTTCATAAGTATCATATATATTCCACCAATGAAAGTGTTTTGAGCTCCACCAATACTCGCTCCCACTCCAAACTGTCCAAGTAAGACTTGTAAGTTCATATCGTTGAAGATAGAACTTCTTTTTTACTTCTACTATCCTATACCTCATTTCAGTACTTCACTAGCTTTTACTCGTTCTAAGTATTCACTCCATCTAGCCATTTTCCCATTTAACTCTATATAACAAGTATCAAAATTAGAGTATTCAGTATGTATACCTGTAATTCTCTCATATTGATCGCATTGATACTGTGAATACATATTACCGCCTACGGCTATTCCTGCTATTGCTATCGTAACTACTACAATAAATTGCAATGTTAATTTACTGGTCTCTTTCACTCTATTCTCCGTACTACTCTAGGTATAACTTCGCCGCTACGAATTACTTCTACCCGGCATCCGATTTCTAAATTTAAATCGTTTATGTACTCTATATTATGTAGGGTAGCTCTTGATACAGTTGCTCCTCCGATATTAATAGGCTCAAGTATTGCAACAGGACTAACTACACCTGATTTGCCTACTTGCCAAATTACATCAATTAGAGTTGTTTCTATTCCGGCTTTTTGAATGGAACATATTAGAACTTAATATCTCCATATCCCTATCCCAGTACTTGGTGTTGTTTCCTTCCATCCCGTAAGCTACAAATATTACAGGTCTCGCAGCGAATTCTTCTAAGTTCTTTAGGTTTAACGCGCCCGCTGCGAGATTCCTAGCATTTTCATAGCTGCTAGGGAACATTACTTCTCCAGTTACTTGGACTATACCTCTTTGGGATATTGTTGGTGGAACGAGGAAGGGGGCTTTATCAGTTATATCTTGGAATACATTTGATAATAATGTGCTAAGCCCCCAGTGACCTGGTGACCTACGGCATTGTAGTTAAAATGTGCTGCTAGTATATCAAATGAAGCATCTGACATAATAGGATTGCCTTTGTAATAGGCATCCGATGCTTGGTCTAGTAAGTTTTCCAAAATTCGTTCCTTTCTTAATTTCTAAAACTATTATATCAAAACCAAGCTTGAAAGTCAAGAATTAATTTAAGCTAAGCTAAATACTTATCCCCTAGAAGATCTGCTAAAACACTATCTACTTCGGCATCCGCTAATAATTCTGCTAGCCCTATAAATAATTCTTTCACATTTATTAAGTCTAAAGGCATTGCACACCCTTTTGGGGTTGGGCACCATTCCTCATCAAAACTCAGATAATATTCTCTTATATGTAAGTATTCCACACCGCGAAACACATTAACAGTTAATCTTATTTGTTTTTCTTTATACTCATCGTAGTGTATTACACGCTCATAGGCGGTATCAGCTTCATATAGCTCCATTACACTGTCTCATTCCTGAGCACGGCGGCTAGGGGTTTAACTCCAGTCACACTAGCAGGCTTTAATAATCTGTAGGCATCAGTATCCCAGCAAAACAATAAAAGAGTTTCCTCGGTTTCTTTTGCTCTATTCTTTTTGTGTTGAATATACGGAGTGCTAAAATCCAGGGTGCATACATTATATTTTAACTTTCTAGAGTTTTGACTTCTATAAGTTATTTCTGCATCACCATATTCATTTACTAAGCGTATTAGTTCTTGTTTTTTCACTTTTTTGGCTCCTTGCCAGGTTGATAAAATCTTTTATCGAGCTGTTTGGTCAATTTAGTGAATGTAGAAATGCAGACGGGAATCGAACCCGTCTGCTACAGTAAG